AGTTCAGGTGCGGTTACACTAGAACGACTACGAGGCGGTTCTGCCTCTAACATACCCCCCTTCATCTTTTTTTTTCGCATTGCTCGGAGTTTTGCCATGTGTTCCTTCATTTCAGGCGAACCTTTCATCATACCACGACCAGCAGGGTGTAGGGGGTGCGTCATTGCCTTGGCAACCTTGCCTACCGATTGACGAACTTCTTTGGGAACAGCACCTTCGTATTTCTCTTTCGCATCGTTATACATTTCTCGTGCCTTGGATACATTATCCTGTACGGCATTTGAATGAAGGATTTCCCTTGCTCCTGCTTTTGCTAAATCCTTGACCGATGATTGTAGTGCCTTGGGAACCACACTCTTCATCTGTTCCTTCAAGTATCGCTTCGCACCCAATGCCCCTGCCTCCATGCCATACCCCTCCATACCATTCCCCATGCCTCCCTTCATACCCAGCAAACCAAATCCTGTTTGCCTACGAGCATACGCTAGAGCATCTTTCCCCAGTTCGCCTACCGCTGGACGTAACGATTTGGGAACTACCTTTTTATATGCTTTCTCTGCTCGTGGTTGAACTCGCCTTCCTATATACTTTGCCGACTGATTGCCTAAATCAGATACCGCAGGACGAAGAGATTTGGGAACAACCTTCTTGAAAGCATCTTGTAAATCATCTTTTAAAAGTCCGCCTGACAAAGCATGAACGTTTGATTGAGCGTTTGGGTGCCGAAAGTGTTGTTGCGTCGCTAACGCTGGGTGAAACGCCATATAATTACCTTTAGATTTTATTTGTGCGATTTCTTCTTCATCATCTGACCCTGTTGATGCCCCATCACTTTCAATGTCATGCGGTTCATTGATATTCATCGCATCTCCACCAAACACAAAACCAGTACCTTTTACACAATTCGGAACTTTTCTTCCACGCTTCATTTTCATTCCTATCATTTCGTATCCTTTCCAACAAGGGTCTTTAAAACCATGTCCTTGCGGTTTTTTTAACACGTTCAAATAAAATTCAGCACGTCGGCGTGTATGTCCTGTGTGTAAGTGCGGATACTTCAACACATGTTTCGCAAAGTCTTCTAATGTTCCTTTTTGTCCGCTACGTTTCCATTGTGCCGTGAATGTTCCCCATTTGATTTTATCAAACAATCCGCTTCCTTCATTGAATGGGTCTGATTCTTGGAATTCACTTTCTGAAGCATAACTTGCTTCTGTCAATGGACTTCCTACGTACTCTTGACTTTCCTGTCCCACCTCTTCCCCTAATGCCGACGCATAAAACCCTGACCTCCCACGTGGTTCTTCTTCTCTTGAACTTTCTTCCTCTTCTACAATTTCTTTGAACGTTTTTACTCCTCGTGCTTCTCCTCCTAAATTACTCATACCAGTTCGTAACTCTTCTTCTACTTCTGCTTCGTACGCTGGATTCAAATAACGACCATACAAAAACACAGCGTCAAACACATCATTCAATCGCTGTCTATCTTTTCTTTCTTTTGCGTCTCGCAAAGCAATGGCAAGTAGTCCTGCTTCATCTGTTCCTACTTCACCCAATACTCTAATTGCTTCTTCTACATTTCTTTGTTTTCCTGATTTACGAACTTCTTTTCCAGCATCATCTCCTATGGTAGATGCCGTTGGCAATGTAGATATATCCTCTGCCTCTGCTTGAAACCTTACCACATCTCGTGGTGCTGGTACTGGAGCAATCTCTTCTTCTGCCCTTGCTTCGTACAATGGCATGGCATCTGTAATTGCCTTTTGTAGTTTATCCAATTGCTCTTGTGAAAACGTTGGCGAGATTTGAATATCTACTTTGGGTAATCCGTACAACTCTTTTATGTTTTGAACGTTGATGAAATCATCAAATGAATATGACCCCTGTTTTATACCACCTACGTCTTTAAGAACAGCGACCACATCTCCATCAAAGTAAATAGACACGTCCTTTATTTTTGGTTCTAACAATCTATATTCTATGGTTTCTCCACCACCTTCTGCCCTAGCACGTCCAGTTCGCTGGTTTCGCTGTTGCTGGAAACGAATAATCCCCATCAAATAATCTTTGTAACCTTCCGCATTATCATGGATTAATTTACGTCCATCTGCGGTTGCTTTTTCTTTATCCGTTCCCATATACACTTTGACAATGTCTTGTTTTCCGTATCGGATTTTAGGACGTGGCACTTCCAATCCTCGTGGAGATGTTCCACGTGATGAACGAGATTCTGCTGACGATACAGACCCTGAACGTCCTCGTGTCAATGCTACAGGCGGTGATGGTGGAGGCGGTGATGGTGCTGGTGCTGGTGGTTCTTCAAGAGGTTCTTTGCCTATTTCTGCTTCATTATGAATCATTTGAGCGTAAGCATCTGTATTATCAAACCAATTTACATAAAAAATCTTTAACACATCTTCAGATGGAACTTTTAAAGACAATCCATATTCTTTTAATTTATCTTCTTCTTTGTTGCGGTATAATGATTGATTATAAGTGTAATTAGTAACAAACAAGTCTCTTTTTCTATCTTTCAATAACCAATCAAACGCATCTTTAATGCTTCCTTCTTCTTTTACTACTATGAATCGTTTGGACTTTGCTAATTCTAACACTTCACCTTTATCAGTAATCGCCCATTCTTCGTAATAAGCGTTTTGAAATGTTGCTATTACTTTAGGTAAAGCATTTCTTTCATCTCTACGTCTTATCACTTCGCCCTCTTTCTTTTCTTGTAAATCTTCTCGCTCTTCTTTTTCTTCAGGTGTGACTGGTTGTTTAGGTGTTGGGGGTGCTGGAGATGTCAGTGCTTGTTTTTGCTTTCCTTCTAAAAATTCAATCATGGTAGCAATGTTCGCATTGTGCTTTTTCCCATCAGGTCGGTTTCCTGAATATTGAGCGTATTTCTTTTGAATGTCTTTCAACTCTTTACCAGTTAGTTTTGATAACTCTTCACGAGTCCAAACTACTTGGCGTGGTGGGGATTGCGGAGCAGGTGGTAAATCCATAATGGGTGCGGATTGTTCCTCTTTCAATGAATCGTCCGCATCTTCTTGTAACACTGCTTCCACTTCAGGTCTTGCTGGGGACAATGCTCGTTGTACCTCACGAATTGCTTGTTCTGCTTCACGCACCGCACTTGTTTGTTCTTTATAACCTTGTAAATCGCTTGGACTTATAGGTGTGCCTTGCGAAACGAGCGACTTATCATCGTCTTCAAACTCAACGCCTCCCTCACGACCCTGCTCTATCAACACCGCTCCTGTTCGTGGATTCACTGCTTCCAGTATTCCAAAATGTCTATCACGTGGCGATAATCCACCTGCCGTTCTTACAATCACTTCACGCTGTCCTTTGGGGATACCAATGTCTTTCAGTAGCGGATTATTACGTAATTGTGCTTGGGGGAACACGTCACTCAAACGCAACGTATCCTCACGCAATAGATTTTGCGGAGGTGGTGCCGTTCGTTTCCGTGGTTTGCGTTTCTTTTTCTTTTTCAATGCCCCTCCTTCCATCTCCTCTTCACTGCTACTTACACTACGTCTTCGTTGTTTCACCGATACTTTTACACCATGATACTCTGCGTTCTTTTGTAGTACAACTGGACGACCACGTGGTTTATTCTCTTTAGGTTTTACCACACGACCAAATCGTTCCACATACTTTTTCAATCGTTCTTGGTCGTTTTTGCTAAAGTCCAACATTTTAGGGAACTCTTGAGGGTCAGTATGTGCTTCCACAGCAGTGATGTTTTTAGGAACAAACGTTATGATTTTCTCACCTTGACGATTCGCAATAGTTCGTGATTTCGTCAAGGGTTTGACTAATTTCCAACCACCTTTTTCTGTATGATGAATGAAAAATGCTGGAACACTCAATTCAATGTGTCCTGTTTCAGGAAGTTTTATGGTTGGATTACTCATATATTATATGTTATATAAAAAAGTATATATTTCTACTTAATCGGTTGAGTAATGGTATCCGAATTAATGACATCACCCCCTATGGAAATTGGTTTGCGTAATGCTGGGTCTTTTGCTTGAAAGAAATGCTTCAAAATAAATTCATTTTTCATGTGGTTGGTTTCTTTATTCAAATCATCAAACAAATCAATGAAATCATTCGCATCAGTATATAAATCACCCGTCCTACCTTGTCCTACATTGATGTAATGTAAGAATGCTAAACAAAACCACCCACATGCTCCTGACATGAGCGACTGAATATCCTTTTCATTGTGTGCTGGTGTCCCACCTAAAAAATCACATACTTCTTTAGGAGGTTCTGCTCCAAAGGAATCAAAGTACAGATATTCTCGTTTTCCATTGGGATATTGATTCGCTTGGAAACAAGTGTAATGCGAACCTTCATTTCGTTCTCCATCTTTGTCAAATTCATCTTCCATGTTAATGATGTACGATTTGTTGAATTTCAATTTCATCTTTTTCAATCGGTCTTTGAAGTTACAGAAGACAAGAGGAACGTCCATGCGTTTTGCCAAATCATAAATTTGAGTATCTGTTAGGGACATATAATTCCTAAACATATTATTTCTAACTTAATTAACGAAATTACCACAATAGTTTGGCAATGTACCAACCCCTTGTTCCTTCCGCTTCTATCTCCTTCTTATGCCGTATGCGGTACAAACGCCTCCTCTCATCAGCATACTCTTGACCCCTTTTTTTGATGTAAGAAGGGTAATCCATCATTCCTTTCGCACCACCTGAAAACAAATACAATCCCTTGTGGTCGTAGATGTCAATCTTGTATTTGGGATTCTCTGACGGATATACGATTACATTTAGCATGTCCGCTTTCTTTTTTGTATATGGTAGGATTCGGTACATAGTTATACATTAGACTTTTTTTCATTCACGTCTAATTCAATGTCACCATTGAGCGGATTCTTAAATACTTTAATCGGTTTGTGTTTCAATACATGCGGTGCTTTTCGTATCTCTATCAACTTATCATGAAGTGATTTACGTAATACGTTACTCGTTTCAAACAATTTGCGATATTCGTCCATCACTTCGGTCAAAAAATCCATGCCTTCCATTTTACGATTGACTGGACTTATTTTCAACTCTGTACTTATCTTGGTTGAAAGTAATTTGTATCCGTGATACGACATCAATGCCTGTTCCTGTTTCCGATTGATTCCTAAAAATAACTCTATCGCTCCTACAATTCCTACAATCAATGAAAGCACACAATTGATGACACTCACCTTCTCCTGTGATATGAAATTAGAAAGTCCAACTGAAAATACGCTATTGATAGACGATAACGTTATCACAGGAATTCTAAAATAACTTAATCTTTTTTTTTGAATTTGATACTTTGATTTGTGTTCCTTTTGTAATTCATTACAATTATGTAATACATCTTCCAATACCTCGTGAATATCCTCGCTCCATGATAAAGCAGTATCTTCATCTGACATATATTATATTAATAAAATTGATTTAGTTTATTTACATATTTTATAGTGTGAATGGGTATAATCTATATGATATGTTGTAATATTACAGGAGAAGTCTATTATGGAGCAACTAAAGTATGTTGGAAATCAAGATTATCAGCACATAAGAATGAAAAAAATTTGTGTAGGTCTCGCTACATTATTAATCGTGGTGATTATGAATTCATTGTTTTGGAAGAAGTAGATGACGACCAACTACTTGTTCGTGAAAACTATTATATAACTACATTTCCGTGTATCAATCATAAAAAACTAAATGCTATATTTGAATGTGAGTGTGGGTCTAAAATTAGACGAAGCAATAAATCATATCATTTTAAAATGAAAAAACATTTGGATTTTATCAACTCAATTTAATTTATTTTTTTTATACGTTCTCATATAAGACCTCATGTATTCCCTTGCCTTGTCCTTGTGAGCGTCCCTGTATTGTTTTTGGTATGCCTTATGCTCTTCTATATGATTCAACTGATTTTGACGTATTCGTTTGATGATTTCATCTTTGTTGTTACTATACCGCTCTTTCCATGAACGTGTTGGAATCCGCTGGTTATACAAAGGTTTCATTTCTTCAATCCAATGCCTCTCCCTCTTTCGTAAATCTTGAATCGTTTCATACCTGTACTCTTCCAACACTTCCATTTTGAATTGTTCCCAACCACCATTCTCACGAATGTAAGAATACAACGGCAAAGGAGAAATAGCACATGCCTTTTTATGTGCTGTTTTCCGTTGATGGATACTCTTTGTACTTCCAATGTAAAGCAATCCCATGTTGGAAATCGCATACACAAATCCAAGATTCATTTAAACTAAGTTAAGTTAATTATTTCCTAAATATAACGAATTTATGTCCCCAATGCGTAGATATGAAGAGTTGTTGGGAACGACCCAGTACTTGACACATATGTAAATCCTGTTGTCGTGTTGGTTCTCAACGTCATTATGTGATTGCCTGTCGCATCTTCCGCCGTCAATTGAACCGAAGCAGGAGAAGAAAAAGCAAACTGACCTGAGATAGACGTATAAGTGAATGTTCCATTGACACTTGCTCCTGTAATTCTTGTTGATAACATTCTTTGATTAGTGGAAAGCGTTTGAATGGTGGAAGGATATTGATTTACATTGGTATTTGAATTGCTTTGAGAGAATAGTATAAACCCTGATGAACCTGCTGACAAGAATTGAACGGTTTGGTTGGAGCGTATCGCATAGGTAGAAGCACCTACTAACCCATTACCACCTCCAAAAAATAGTCTTGTAGGAGAAGCAGAACAAGAACAAAGAATTGGATTTGTCCCAGCGTTAAAAACTGTAATGTATTTACCTCCCGTATCATCTGTTGGAAAATTCAAAGTCGTTGGGTTTGCCGTCCCTGACATAATCAGGGTATAAGACGAATTTCGCAAAGCATTTTGGGGAATGGTGTAAGATGCTACACTTAATTGGGTAGTCCCTCCATCTCCACCTGAAAAAAGAACGTCGTTGATGCTGAACTTACCTTTGATATCTACTAACGGAAAATTAGCAGTTGGAGCGGTGTTATTACCTATCACAATTGTATTCGCATTACCAGCATTCGTTCCTATGGTAATCGCACTAACAGTTGATAATGCTGAACCTAATCCTGAAATGGTTTGATAGGTTGCCGACGCTGTTGCTGTTGTCAAGTAATCAACCATTCCTGCGATGGTTTGATAGGTTGCCGATGCGACATCTGTGGTTAGGTATAAAAACATTCCATATTGAGTTTGAAATGTGCTTAATGCGTAATCAAGTGTGACATAATCCTCCATTCCTGCGAGGGTTTGATAGGTCGCCGATGCTGTTGCCGTAGTCAAGTAATCACTCAACGATGTGATAGTCGCAAAAAAGGTATTCACCCAAGAAGTTGTGGGGACAATAGTGCTATTTACATTTGTCGCTGGTGTGGGTGCGTTAAACGTCCCCGATACATTTGTCGTTGAAGTTTCATTTCCTATTCCAATCGTATGTGATGTTCCAACTGTTCCTATTCCAATACTTGTAGGATTGTTTATGGTATAGGGCGATTTTGCTGAGTTAATACCTGTATCACTATACGTAGTCGTTTTATTATTGGTGTTGTCTGTAAAAGATAAACCATTTGTAGTAAGTTGAGTGTTTAGAGTAGTGCTTGTATTTGAAAGTTCAATTTTGGGATTCCCTGTGTCAAAATAGATTGCTTTATTCGTCCCACCATCAATTTGCTCTAACATATACGAATACGTCGGTGTTTGGTAATAATCGTTGGTGTTCGTAGCAGTCTTGTGTCTTGCGAGTAAAAAATCAGGGGTCAAAGTATATTTATTGCCTAACGTATTGGGGTCGGCACTATTTTGAGAAGAAAATCCACTAGGATTCATCGTTGATTGGTTAGAAAGAACTTGCGTTGTTGTGTCATACAAAGAAGACACCATTTCATACGTCCTTATTACACTTTTATAACCGCTATTGAATGTTTCGGTTTGTATTTTGATATCTTGGTCGCTTGAATTACCTTCGGTTAGAACAGCGTCAAGAGATGGAGTGGAGAGAGACGTCCAAACAGGAGGTGAGGCGTCCCCTTGACTTACCAAATACTGACCTGCGTCTCCAAAATCTCCGTCTTGTAAAGATACAACACCATCAGCGACAAGAGGTGTAGCGTCAAACGCAATTGCTCCTGATGGACTGACTTGGAATCCTCCCGTTCCATTTCCATACGCAATCACAACGGATTTATCTGCCGAACTTGACGAGTTCGCACCTAAAATTTGATGACCTGTGGAAGAGCAATACCCCGCTCCTTGTATCTCAAAAAGAGTATCGTAAAGAGCAGTTCCTGTTTGACTGACTTGACCCACCGTCATATAATCTCCGTCGCTTTCGCAAATAGCGATGATGTTAGACGATTGAGATGTTGCCGATATGTTTTGAAAAATGACTTCGGCAAATCCAGCACTTACCGAAGGAACAACGCCTACATTATTATACACAACAAGAGCATCTCCATAACCAGCGGAGGGCGTATAGCATAAAGGTAAATCTTCAGTTGAAATTACAGGTGAAACAAGAGTAAAAGGAGCGTTTATGTTAAGAGGTTGTGTGGTTGAATCAGTTCCCATTCCAGTAGCACTAAATGTTGTCGTTTGAGAAAGAGTCCCATTTGTTATAACCATCGTTGTTGGACTTATCACATTTGTAGAAGTTATGACAGGGTTTTCGCTGTAAGAATTAGAAGTAAGAGTCAAAGCAGAATTTGTCATTTCTACCGAAGAATTCGTAGTAAGTTCCTCAGCGACCACCGAATCATTTTGTAATAGAATACTTGACGCACTCATCGTATTAGTCAATTGTGTTGCCGTTGCCTCCAAATCACCACTTATGTCTTTGATAATCGTATAAGTAGGAGTCATATCATTTGAAACCTGTGTTTTAGGGTCGCTTATCGTATCTGTTCTAAATGTGGAAAACCCTTGAAAAGTAAGTTGAGACTGGTCTGTAATCTCATCAGGAGTTGATGTCTCATTTGCGGATACGATGACTGAATCCCCCTCCATAGTCAATTTTACTCCTAAATATTGGTCTATATCCCCAGCAGGGATAGTTATGCTTTGCCCCAAATTAGCAACCCCAGCAGGACTGACATCAAGAACATCGGCAAGAGATGGTGTTGAACCGCCTCCTACCGCCCACGTCATTGACCCATCTGCCCCCCCTGACGTCAAAACGTACCCTGCCGTTCCTGCGTCATCGTTCAACAGCAATTGATTATCTCCTGCCGATGCCGAAATAATGATGGTATTTGTTGCCGTAGGAGACTCACCATTTTGTATCGTAATCGCATCATTCACGTTCAGTGTCGTGCTGTCGGACGCTGGTGCTAATGCCTGAATTGCCTCAATCTTCGTCTGTAATCCCGACCATGTAGTAGTAGAAACCGTCGTTCCATTATTAAAAGCAAACCCTTGTCCGTTCATGGCAATGCCTTTAGGAACGCTTAACTTATCGTATTCTATACTTAATTCACTTGCCCCTACAACAAGCGTATTGTCTCCTGCGTTACTGCTAAACGTTTCAGCACCCTGTGCGTCAGGGAACTCTAAATAATCTACCGTTGGTGTGCTTGAACCTCCTCCAATGATGGCAGTCGTCGTTTCACTAAAATAAGTGGGATTGAAAATTTGAGATTGACTTAAGGGAGGTGGATATACTGACATACCATAGATTAAGAAGAAAATTAATTTGATATGACGTATTTATTGAAGTCGCATAATTTGAATGTTATTCGCAGGAAACGCCATACCTACTAACTGTGTTTGTGCTACGTCCGCTATCGTATTAAGCGAATACGTTCCTCCCACACTTAAATCTGCTTCATACGTGATACGAATGGGGACACTATACGTAAATACGTAAGAAATATTCACCGTCCATGTGCTTAACCCTCCTTGAGACGTACGAGGCACTAATGAACTTCGCCATAAAAGAACATTCCCTGTCGTCTCAATCCCAACAAGTATGTCATTAAAATACGCCTCATTATCAGTACCGCTATATGAAAACGTCAATTGACCTATAATCCAGTATATTCCTCCTACAACTAATGTAGTCAATCCAATGTTATACACGAAATCACCTGTCCCTATGGGTGATGAATTGTTTGCGGGTCTCACTGGTACAGCAACGGAATAGACAATGTCACCTACGTTCGTTCCTAAAGTAGTCACTTCCGCTTCTAATTGATTGTATTCAGAAACAAGAGGTGAGATAGACTGCGTCGTGGTATCAATCAAAGGGAACTTTTCAGGTTCAAAAATAGGAAGATTTTCAAATGTGGGTGGATAAATTGCCATACTATACGGAAAGATATTAGTTTAATAAATCTATCGTTAATACATATGGCACAATATTCCGCCCCTACTCGCATCGTTCCCATTTTTAGTCCTCTTGATTATCCTTTGACTCAAGTATTAACAGGTGTTACCGACCTTACAACGCTTCAAGAAGACATTACTGCTCTTCAAGACCAAGTAGATACACTCGCTGTCAATGTTGTTAAGCAAGGATATGTGACTACAACGAACTATACGGATATAGTAGAACCCATTGGAACAAATACTCCACTTTTGCTTGGAAATGTGATGCCTGTCAATCTTACAGAAAATTGGATTGTTACCGTGAATGTTGATATTACAGCAGTGGGTGGAAGTGACTCTAACATCGGTAAGTTTTATATTTGGTGGAACAACTCTGCCACCACTTATAATTCAGCGTGGAACAATCTATCGGTATGCGATTTCAAAGACACCATCGCATCTAGTTTTAACTTTACGTTTTTTAAAACCACCACAACGTCTTCTTCGTCTTCTCCATGCTACGTTTGGTATGCCTTTTTTGACGTTCAAGGCGGTGTTACCCCTGTCATTGGAGAATTCACCACTTTATACTATCCAGTCGGTCAAACCCAATATACAAACTCTTGTCTTGTCGGTTTTCCTGATTACACACTTACTTAAACGTTCGTGGATAACACCACGACTTGAACCATAGGAACGGTTGAATTCTGTCCTTGAATGTAAAAGGGTGAAAACCCTGAATAAATAGGATTGATTGTCAAATAGTACGTGTGGGTAGAATTTGCCGTATTCTTTACCACAACGCTGTTGTTGGCATACCAGTATTGCCATGACCCTGATTGAGAGTTTAATCTTGGTTGGTAGAAATGATTCGCAACAACACTTGTATTTCCATCTACAATGGATATACACGACGAGGTCAATGTACCAGTCGTTACACCCCCAGCATTCATTACCAAACTGTAATTCACCATCACTACATTCCCTGCTTGTATGGAAAACGAGTAAATCGTGGTGGTTGTTCCTGAAGCATTCCCTGTAATTTGAACTCCTTCCCCAAAATTCACATAAGTGCCTACTGACCCAAATATTGCTGATATGGGTGCTAATTCGTCGGAAATCGCATCTAATTCTGCTTGAATCGCAACGGTAGAACCTGCTTCGTCTATCGCTTGTTCGTACGACCTTGTAAATGCTCTTGGAAAAAATATAGGATTCGTGGTTTCAGGCGGTAAATAAGATACTCCCACTTCGGTTGCTGTCATACATTTAGCACAGATTAAAATTAAGTTGAAATAACAAATTAAAATATATGCCTTTATATTATATGAAGAATTTTTATGAGGAGATGCCGAGTGAAATGATTGACAAACTTCCCAATCCCAATGAAGATAAACATCATATCCGCCTTCCATTTCGTATGGCAGTGTCTGCTCCGTCAGGAAGCGGAAAGACCAACTTTGTGCTTAACCTCATTCAAGCATTCTCTTCAGGTGAAGGCACGTTTAACGACATTACCATCATCACGCAAAATAAAGACGAACCCCTCTACAATTACCTTCGTAAAAAAGCACCTGAAATTCAAATCAAAGAAGGTCTTCACAGCATTCCCCAGTTAGACAAGATGAATAAAAAACTCAATCACTTGGTGGTCTTTGATGACTGCGTCCTTGAAAAAGACCAAACGCCTATCATTAAGTACTACATACGCTGTCGTAAATTAGGGTGTTCCGTTGTCTATTTATCCCAATCTTACTTTGACATTCCGTCCCTCATTCGCAAAAACTGCTCGTACATGGTAATGCTAAAACTCGGCGGACTTCGTGAAGTCAAAGACATTCTACGCCAGTTCTCTCTCGGTATTTCCAAAACTCAATTAATCGGCATGTATAACTACGCCACGGAAGAAAAACTCTCTTGCTTTCTCATTGACGTTGAAGAAAAAGACGACGAAAAAAAATTTAGAAAAGGTTTAGAAGAATTTTTAGACCCTATTCAGTTTGGTTCGCCCGATGATGATTAAATTTCGTTAAAACGATTTCAATTTTTTTATAAATACGTTTCATGTACTCCCATCTTAAAAAAGGTGATTGGCAAAAAGAACCCAAACTGGTTCAATTCATTGAACGTAAAGAACGTGAAGCAATTGAAGACGCACACTGGGTTTTCACTTCCTATACTTATAAACCTGTCCCCTACACCCATAACAAGTTTGATAAGTTGGTTTGGTCTTGATGCCACACACCGAACACGTGCTTGTCTTTTCCATTTTTGATTTTGCCACATTACAGGGAAGGCATCGTCCGCCATACTTCAGTTGTTCCTCTGTGATAGCAATAGAACAACCTAAACATTTCAACTTTTCCAATCGCTTCTTTTCATCTGTGTAGCGTTTCTTTGCTTCCTTTATCACCTTCGTATCTACAATGTTCCATCGCTGGACGCAATCGCTTCCAATGATAAGGTCACCCAAATCGCATTGTATCCTAAACGTGTAGAAAATCGGTGATTTGCTACACGCACATCGGTACGTCACATCTGCCGTTCCGTCCATATTGTTGATTTGATTGTCGTAGCATAACAAATCAACTTTTAAAATGTCTTTGAAAAAGACCTTTGCCATGTCGTGATTTTCAAATCGGTCTCTATGATTGTAAAGCATTAAAAACAACATGAAATAGAGTGGGTTTTTATGGGAAGACTTGTCGTAATCCAACTTGTGTAGAATGCCATCAAACTCCTTTCGTATCGCATCTTGCTCCGCCATCAATAGCACATCGTTGTACGTTCGTGGGGGAATCAAATGCCACAACTCATCAATCACATCAAAGTTCTTTTGCGTCCAAGCAATTGGATTCACCCTGTCGTTCATTGTTACGCTTCCATCTATTTTGATTTTGAATCAATTTTTTTGATAAAATTGATTTGGATTTATTATAAATAGAATTGTAAAATGGAGGATTACTTTACGGAAGGTCGTGTTGTTGTGTATCAACACACCAACAATGTCTGTGGTGATGCTGATGTATTAAGAGTTTTGTTTCTTTGCGACAAAGCATCAAAACGACTAAAAAATGATAAAGAAGTTAAAAATACGATTCGTCGGCACGTTCTTGTGTGTTCTCATTGCGAACAGCAACTTGTTTCACTTGTTCCTATTATTATCAATGTTCCAAAATATATTGATAAAAAAAATAACGTAATGAGATGATATTTACCAGTACAGTTATGTTTTTATTTAAAAAAAGTGAATTTACAGAGTAAAGGTATAAAAGGTATGCGAATAATGAAAAGTCTCTATATTTTTATTTTTTTTTCATCAAATTAATTTTTGAAAAGAATCCATGCGTAGGAAATACTATCCTATATACACTATTTTTATACCTTTACTCTGTAAAAAATATAGTAAATATACCTGTACTGGAAATATGGTTTGGCATTATATATTATTCACCGTATCCATTTTATCGGAGAGTCCATGGAAGCACATTTTATTTACAAATGGGTGAGTAGTAGTTTTCATCTGTCGGTATTCAACACCCATGGAAGCAAGTTCTGCTTTCACCTTCTTCTTGTCAGGGAACTCTTTAAACACATCAGTCCCAAGAAGAACACACCTACCATCTTGAAGATTGACATCGTATCGTAACATCAATTCATCAATCAATTTCAAATCATCGGAGGTTTCTCGGTCGTGGATAATCGCCACTTTGGTTTCACGAAATGATTCAACCATAAGAGTAATACAAGCATTGATGGCATCAGGGGTCTTTACCCATTCTTTGATGTGAGGGTCACCAATCACGTACTTGTGTCGGACATTTTCAGGCATCGCATCAATCTCTGCTTGAGTTCCCAAATATTCAAACGCAGTGCTAATATCTACACAGTGGTCGTAAATGTCAGGAGAATCACTGACTACACTATTGTTTCCAAAAATACACCATGTCGTATCCATGAAGAAATGCTGGTCTTTGATGCCGTAATTCCACTTGGCAATCTGTTCGTCTTCACCACCAGCAAATCGTTTAAACAAACTGGCATTTATTTTCATATTCATTTCAGCAGTGGGTACTTCTTGTGAAATGGCAAGACGAGTGAATTCATGGTCTATCAACCAGTACAATTTACGAGCAATCTCATTTACATCAGCACCTTTTTTGGTATGGTACATACACGCTTGAACGTTCCAACTCTTGACATATTTACCGAAAGCAGATGCGAGAAGGGCATACAATGAACCCTTTCCGCAATTGCGAGAACCCACATAGGAAATCCAGTTTTTATCTTCCGTGAAACCTCCCAACGCACGAGAAAAGGCGTGAAGGGCAGTATTCACGTCATCTCCAAACATCTTATCAAACATACGCCGTTTGATTTCTGTCGTAGAACAGGGTACGTAATCGTGTTGAACGATGATGGGCGTTTCAATGTTTTCACATTCCGACCATTCTGTCAAAACACCAGTTCGCATATCCAGCACACCATTGCGAAAACACAACTTACCTTTGGTAGTAGAATGGAAAAGGGGTTTCATATCTTTTTCAGGAATCATGAACTTGACAGCGTCCCAAATGTGCCTTGTGCCATTGACATTGGAAGAGTAGGGTTTGCCGTCAGGTTTGCGAATGTTTGCTTTCATGATGAAGGCACACATCTTCCTTTCAATTTCATAAAGGTCAGTAATCCATTCATTTTCTTCCTTGTAGAAGATAAGTCCGTTGTACTGGAAAAGGCGACCTTCCACTTGTTCCAAAATGTATTCACTGGCAACGGCATCATCTTCCGCATGAAAGCATTCTTCGTATTCAAAATCGTCAGGGACGACAATACTTCGGTCGTGATGCTTGAACGCCCAATTAAGATTCATATCAAACTCTTTAGAACACATGTCGCTCAATACATCTAGCAATCCTTCACTTGCCGTCCCTTCAAACATGAATCCGTCAAACATCAGGGTCATGACTGGAAAGGGGAAGTTGGCAACACAATGTTCTAAAATCTTGTTTTCCCAGTACTGACATACGTAGGCAATGAAACGACCTTCCTGATTGTGTTTCTTCTTCTGTGCCATTTCCCAAAGGTCAGGGAAATGAGGAATCATTGCCTTTTGAATCAGTTTAATTTCAGTATCGTAGGATTCAAACCACGCACTGCCTTTGATTTTTGTATTTTTATTGAGGGACTTGATTGCTTGAACTTTTGTCACTTCTTTCCGTTCAATGAGGTCATCACGGTTCTCACAATAGTCTTCCAAGTAGCGATGGGGAACGTTGTATCGTTCGCAAAGGTTAAGAAGGATAAGGGGGTGGGCGTTACACATATCTACATCTACTACGTTCATGTTGCGAAGCAATGCTCCACGAAAGGCGGAAGGCATGGATTGAAGACCGCCGTTGGAATACCACCTCAACAATGATTTTGTATCTAGGGTAGATTTCTTATAGGAAACCTTTTTGAGTCCTCCACCTCGTGTAAAGGACAAAAGCAACTTTTTGTAGTAAGTTTGGTTAAAGTCGTGTTCGGCATTTTCATCTTGGTGTAGGGTCAAATAACCTTCCTCTTCTTTGAGGCGTGAGAGCAAATAGTGAGCGGTTCGCTTATCAACCTTCTCTACGAATTCAGTTGGAAGGGGCATTGGTTATACTTTAGGCATAGAAATTGTTAAATCAATTTTATCGCTAAATCAAAAATTAAGATAATTTAGTTTAAAATTAAATAGATTTTATCTTTTTATAACATATGATATTCACCCAAGAGGATTTCCACACTCACGCCCAGCGTCTTACGGTCATCATCAATGATGAAATGGGATTACCGCCGTTGTCGGATTTTAGACAATTGTCTAATATCAAAAAGAAGAAGTTCAATACGTTGTTGAATCAGTACATTCAGCGTTGTGATTCCGTAGAAACCATGGTAAAGAGGTTCAATCAGATTTGCCATGAGAAGGTGTTTGATGAAATGAAGTGTGAAGAGCATTTCATTAAGGAGTTACATAGTGACCCCATCATGATGATGACGCCCGAGCAGGAAGAGTGGGACAAGGAAGGTCGTCCGCTTGAACCGCTTAAGGACGATGGAATGCGATTGCGTGAAATAGATGGTAAAGTGGAAATTTACAAAGTTGAATGTTAGATTTTATTTTCTAGGTGTAAATTATGGCAGGTGTTCCTTTACGTACGAAAGCAGATGCGAAGGCAGTTAGACAACAATACATGAATTCACTGGCACTGGAATCAAGCAACATTCAAAAGAACTTGAATGCGAATTTGATTTACCGAGCAACGGGTACGGCAAGTATTCCTAAAGCAACAGAAACGGCAACGGAGCGAGGACACAGCACGGAGAGCAAGAAGCAGTTGATACGTGATGCTGTGGTATCCGCAGGAATCATGAATTCGTTTGTGGCGGATAACTTTATAGGTAAATTAGGAGAAAAGGAGTACGACTTCTTTTTACAGCATCAGCGACCTCTTTTAGATGGTTTTAAACCGAAAGGAGTTCCAGCAAGTGTATTCACGGCATACTTTAACAAGTACATGAAAAAGTTCATGGATACGCAGGGTGTGGAGTATGGTCTTCAGCAGGACGGAGGTGTGGATTCGGCATTCAATTCGGCATCAGCGGAAGCAACGTTACGAGGAGATAGGGACGCACTGAAAGAGATGAAAGCACGAATCAGTCAAACATTTACTCCAGCAGAGGCACGGCGTTATGGAGCAAAAATAGATGAACTTTTAGCATTGATTCCTGAACCTGAAGAGTTGGCACGATTACAAGATTTAGAAATAGAAGAACGTAGAATTGCGGAAGAAGCATTAAAATCAATGCTTCAACGATTGCCTGATTTGAGAAGTCAAGCGTTGGAATTACAGCGTCTTGGTTTAGGCACTCCTCAAGAACGTAGTGCTTTATTGGACGAACATGATAGACAAGTTAAAGCACAACAAATTCGGCAAAATGTTCTTCAAACTTTACGAATCATAGAAGACAGCAATGCTTCTCTTCGTCCAGACCAAAAACGATTTAATGAATTACGATACAAACTCAGGCGGAGAACCATTCGGGCGAGTGAATCTCAAAAAAAAGAATTAGAATCACTCGCAGAAGAAGCATCTAAAAAAACTCAAGAAGCAAAACAATTGACACCCGCCCAACTAAATGATTTAGATGAAGATGAATTAGAAGAGGTTGCCGACCAGTTAGGTGTAAAACCTAAAAAAGGTCAAACTTTAAAACGTGCTATTTTACAAGCACAATCTCAATTGGAAAGGGGAGAACTTGAAAATTTGGGAATAGACCCAGCGATACTTCAAAGTGGTGACCCTGATGCGATTGATGATGCGGTAGCACGTGCGGAAGAGGAGCAACGATTCATAGCAGATGAACGCCGTTCTTCGCAACAGATAGATGATTTATTTAGCGGACGAAGTACGCCTTACTTTGCTCCAGCATTAGCACAAGCGGAAGAGCAAACCGAGTTGGGAACACCATCGCCAGTGGGTACGGCACAATCCAGTAATTTAAGCAGTCTATTGGCAAATCCCCCTGAAGAATTTGAAGAAGTCCCTGCTCCTCCAGCGAGAACGGCACGAGGCAAACAACCCCAAGCACCTACAGAAATGAGGTCAGCAATCACATTTTATTTACCTCAAATAGCAGACAAATTGAGACTTGTTAAACCATCTTCTTTCAATGTGGATATGAACGAACAATGGCAAAGGTTATGGGAAAAACTCTCACGACAATTAGAAATGAAAGGTGTAAGAGATACTGATGAAGATAGAGATGATTTAAGAGGAGATGCGAGTATATTTCCTTATGATTTAGCAAGAAACCAATGGGTTTCGTATAATCAAATAACAGGTACAGAAGGCGGAGTAGGATTGAATACGGCACAACGTACAAAAATATACAAGAACTTGTACGAATTGACAGAAGGCGAAGATGAAGGAGCAACCACCGCAGAAGCAAGTGCGTCCCAAGCAAGTCTTTCAGCAGAAACTGCTCCTCTGTTTCGCAAACAACCCGCCCCTGCGGAAGATACAGGCGATTTAGCACAAAAACTCACTGGAAGCGGTGTTCGTGGTCGTGGATTAGTACGAAAAACGCCAGTGGAAAAGTCAAGTGGATACCAAAAACCCGTTCAATACACGCAGTTTGGTCGTTACTTGATTCATCATCAGAAACTAAAAGATGGTGTCCTACAGATGCGAACACCGAAAGGAGGGGCAATCAAACCGCTTCCTACGGAATACTTGACTCCACGAGTGAAGGAAATGATGATGACGATGGTGGCGAATGGCAGTCCATCACTGGAGCAATTCAGTCGTTTGACGTCTGATGAAAAGGCAAAACTTCACCACATTGTTAAGCATTCACAATATGAAAAGGTAACGATTCCAAGTGAAATGATGGATAAGGAAGATAAGGATTTACACCGATTCACCATTCTTCGTGGAGAGATTATTGCTGGGAACAACAATCCTAAACTGGTAAGGGATTTCAAGTCCATGTTAGTCAAGTTTGTAGATGATGGGCGTATTCCAAGACGCCAAGCAAATGAGATTTTGATTGAATTAGCAAAAGAGGGTCTTTGAAGAAAAAAATCAATTTAAAAGTAGTCCTATAATGTATGGTGTGGGAGATGATGCTACGTTTAGGAACTTATCTTCGCCTCAAGGATAAGTTAGAATGGTTCAGGGGTTTTTATGAAAGGGTTAGAAGACTACATTAATTATATGTAGGAACAATCACATAATATATGGTCGTATGGTCTAATGGTTATGACTACTGCCTTTGAAGCAGTCAATTTGGGTTCAATTCCCAATACGACCTTTTAGAGATAAAAAAACAAAAAAGAAATCTAAAGTAAAGATATGGCGATGTTAAGAGTTCATACGAGTGGTCGTAAATTAAGGGGGGTCAGGAAACTGATGGGTCGTGGAATGGGAAGCGTTCTACTGAATGTAGGAGGTGCTGGAGGGGGCAGTTCGTACAATTCGGTGGAGGATTATGAGCGAATCACTGGACGTGATGTTCCAAGACATGGGAGTGGGCGTGGTTTAGGAATGGGTTTGAATGACAAATTAGAGCGATTAATGGTAAAACCACTTGCGAAGAAACCCAGCACAATTCGTTTTTAGGAAGAATTAGGTTTATTTTCAAATTTATTATCTTTGAGTTATATTATGAGCGGAGATACGTTAGTGTTTGACATGGCATCAGAATCGGAAGGAACTCCGTCGGTATTTGTTCGTAAAGACTGGTTAAGCATTCTAGACAACCAAAACGGTAGTTATCAAGGAAATCAATCGGTGATTGACACGTCTCAGTTGGCAAACAGCAACAAGTACATCAACTACAGGGAGGCGTACTTTACTGTTCCAATGGTGATGACGCTAACGGCACCCCTTTCCTCAACTGCTAATGCTGTTCCTCTTTTCAAGACAAACCCTATGGCAGGAGGCATTGGTCTTAAGAATTGGTATGGGTCTATCATTCACTCTTTCACCCTAGATTACAACGGCACGACTATAATTCAGCAAACTCCTTACATTGGTCTGTGGAACACGTTCAAACTGATGACTTCACTTTCGTGGGACGATGTGCGTATGATGGGGTCGCAAATTGGTTTCTATCCTGACTCATCTGAATCGGTTCAAAAATCGGGTCTTCAAAGTACTGAATATACGTCTTCGGCAGGTGTTATTGGCACTACCTCAAATAACCAAATCGCTCAAGGTGCTTCTTGGGTTATCCCTGCTAGTGATTACGTAAATAATTTTGCGACGCAATCCGACATGCCTACCAATCTTGGTCTTCAACAAAGAATGAAATCGTGGAACTTTGACCCTCAATCCGTTCAAGGTTCTCAAATCAATGGCGATGCGATTCAAAAAGGGTGCTTCTTTCAAGGTGCGGTGACTGGTACTGCTTCTAACACCCTTACTACTGCTTCAACCATTGCTGGTCTGACTCAACTTTGGAAATCGTACATTTTCAACAAAGTGGATTGTAGTGCTTCAGTGTCTGGGTCGCTTCAATGGGCGATTACGGCACAGGTGTATCTCAAGCACATTCACTCGTTTTTTGAGCGTGTGCCTCTGTTGAAAGGCGTGTTCTGTAAGATGACACTCAACTTGAATCAGTCGGTAGTTAGTTTTACAACTACAGGTGCTACAACAGGTTCAGTGATGGGTGTTTTTTCCAGTTGTAGTGTTGCTTCACCTCTTGGTGGTGTATCTCCGATTATGATTACGAGTGGTGACGCAGTACAAATTTGTGCTAATACTTCTACAGACCCAGTGAATACTAACGATGTAGTCAATTTGGGTGCTGGGTCTCAACTTCTTAACTTTAACACGACTTATATTGTTTCTCTTGCGGTAGGTCAGCGGTGTTTGTCGTCGCTTCAAACGTCGGCAACAGGTCAATCAACGGCGAACTCTCCGCTTGGGACGAGTATCATACTCAATGCTCCAGCGTATTCGTTCTCCCCTGTGTTTGAGGCATCTTACCTTGCTGAACCTGTTAAGAAGATTGTGTATTCGGACGTGTATCAATACCAAGTGCTGAATGTGGCATCAGGTGGTGTGTTTAATAACTTGATTACAAACGGCATTGCTAACATCAAAAGTGTGCTTGTCTTGCCTTTCTTTTCGGCAGGGACGGCGGGTGTGGCAGGTTCTGTTACGCCTACTGGTAACGGCGGTCTGATTCCGTTTCAGTCGCCGTTTGATTCGGCAGGAGGTGGTTCTACTTCGCCGTTCTGTATGTTTTCTCAGTTCAATATTCAAATTAGCGGTCAGAACGCAATCTACAACACGGAGCGTTATGCTTACGAGCAGTGGTTGAATCAGACCTACGGAGTCAATGCGGTCAATGCTGGTATGTCAGATGGACTTGTCAGTGGTTTGGTGTCTCAACAAGACTTTGAAACAAACTACAACTACTACTACGTCAATTGTGGTCGTATGCTTCCTGTGGAGGAGGCGGTGCCAAAGTCGGTGAATATCATCGGTCAAAGCATGTCTAACTTCCCTGTGGATTTATACATTTTCGTGGAGTACGGCGTGGAGATTGATGTTGATGTTCTCACTGGCGCACGTGTCTAACAGCATTTTACAGATGACACGCATGACTACAAAAAAAAGGGGTGAGTGTATTCAATACAGAGGACGCTCTGTCAAAAGGCACAATAGGCGGTTCAACTCCGTCACACCCCAAATTAAAGTTAGATAATGTAGTTTTTTTTCTCAACATCTTTTATGGAAGTTGTGAAAGTCGGTGTATCGCCTCGGTCAATGGGAAAACTTAAGAAAGGTCAAAAGGTTCGTATGTGTGGCGGAGATTTAGCAATCTACGTCAAACCTGAAAAATTCAAACACATGGAGCGTGTATTACTCAAAGGGAAAGGACTTCATATGGCACTAGATGCCGATGAACTCGCTCACAATGAAGGACAGGGAGTATTTAAAAAGGCAAAGAAAATGGTGGTAAATACTGCTAAAAAAGTGGGTCGTCAAGCAATCAAAGAAGTTGCTCCGTACGTCGGTGATACTCTAGGGACTTTGGGAGCAATGGGAGCGACCCTTGCTGGAACTCCTGAACTTGCTCCGTTATCGGCAATTGCTGGTAAAGAACTGGGTGATAATTTGACAGCACGTTACAAACCGATGGCACTGGACGCTTTAAGAACGCACAAGGGTCGGCAACAGCAACCACGTAGTCGTTCGGCATCGGTAGATATGGTGGGTAACCCAGCGATGGCAAAGGCATCTCTTGTAAATGCGATGGCGAATTTGGCATCGGCAAGAATGACCGCAGGGGAACGAATGGCAGGACGTGGATTGGGTGCTGGAATGTCCCCTAACGTGGGCGGACGCAATCAACTGATTACTCATGCGATTGAGAATCCAGCACTTACCAGCAAACCGCTCTCTGCCAATTTCCAGTTCAGGCACACATTGCCTCCGCAGTATCAACGTATAGGGTCAGGACGTGGGTTGTATGCTGGTCGTGCCAGTGGGTTGTACGCTCAAGGGTTGTATTCTTAATCAACACTATCCATTTGAATGTAGGTATTTTCCTGAGATGGAGAAGACCCCATTTTTTCAAAATCTTCCTTCATTTCTTGACGAGTCGGTATCTGCGAACCATACTTGTCCGTCATGTACGAATGCCGAAGTGAATTGACAGAACACTTCTTACCGAACAACTTTTCAAATCGCTGGTTCAAAGTCGTATTACTCAAGGGTTGGCGTTTGCTGTCAAACAGCAACCACTCTGTGGGATTGTGCTTTATCCACTTGGTAAGAATGCTCTTCAATTCTTTTGGAATTTCAATTTCTTGACGACCATATGTTTTTGCCGTTTTATATTTATTGAAGACCAACTTGTTCTTCAATAGGTAATTGAATTCATCGGTTGCTCCCTTGATACGAAAGAGGCAGTAATCCATGGCACGACGTGGCGGAATGAAAATGCCACCCATGAGGGATAAGATGATAAACATTTGAATCTGTTGAAGGTCATCATCACTGGGGATAGGTTTCTTGTAAAGTAGGTCTGCTTCCTTTTTCAGTTTATCCCAAAGGGTTTTCAAATCGGTTTGTGCTAAAGAACATTCCTTTTGCTTTTCCGTCTTGACTTGTTTTTCAGCATCGGCACGAATGAGTTCTTGATTTTTAAACATCTCTTCACGATAAGGTTCAAGTTCCGTAATGACAAAGAGGGAAGCAAGTTTATTGTTTTTGCTCTTGGGAGCATCGTCGTCGTAGTGAAGCAAAATGGTTTGAACGTTCTTGAATAAATCTAAAGAGGGTGTTTCATTGGGAAATACCTTCTTAAGAATACCACGAAGGGTAGAGGCATAGGTTTTGACAGAAGAGTCACTAATGTTAGGGCGACGTTTGCGAATCTCGGATTCAAGGTTCATCGTTTATATAATTACATTAGATTATTCTAAATCAATTTTAAACGAAAGTTAAGTTAGATTTCTTTTAATTGAATTTTCTGTTTTGTATCCCTTAATTTAACAATGCCTGAAAGCAAGGCGGTGAGGACGGACACTTCCTTTTGATAAAGTCGTTCTGTTTCTTCCCCTTCTCCTTGTTTGCGATTACGAAGTTTCAAAAGGATACTTGCTTGTTCTTTACTTAAGTCGTCGTACAAACGATTTAAGTAAGCGTCATTGATGTAATCGTTAAACCTATCCATAACCATAGTTAAGTATATTATTTCTAAATAAACAACTTATTTTCCGCCTGAAGCAGAAGCAATGGCATCTGTCAAAGAAACGTCCTTCTTATCACGAATCACGAGGGTAATCGTCATGGTCGGGTCAAGCAATTGAATGGGTTGGCGGTCACTGCCTAAAAAGGTAAGTCGCAAGTTGTTGTACGTACCCCCAAGCATTTTGTTCCACGCAAATTGAGGAGGGGTTATGTTAATCAATTCTCCATAATTGACTTGAGGAGAAACGACACCAATGATGCTAGACGGAGTTGCCATGTTATTCTCAATGTTAGAAAGGGCAATGTAAAGTGTAGGGTTAGGTTGAACCTGCGGAGCAGTAATGGAAATCACAGAGTAGTTGTCTGCTCCTTGACCCGCAATGGCAGTAGGGTCAGTAGCAGTACTGTAATCGGAAGGAAATCCAACAATCTTGTAAAAGTTGGTAGAGTAGTTGTTGGTGGTATTTTCAAAAAAGATAAAAGGAATTAGACCATTTCCTGTAACAGGGGTAGGAAATCCAGCAAATTCACCGACACCAGTAACAGTATCGGCAACAGGCAACGTCCAACCAGCAGGTGATAATGTAGAAGTAAAATACGCTAAAGAGGGAACAGGGTACAAGTTCAATTGAATGGCGTACTTGCTGGTATTAACCGTCCATTCGGCAAAATAAACATACGCTCCACTGGGCGAAATCATAAATAGACCATTTTGAATACAAAAGAACTGAAGATACTGGTTGATTGTCACAATTTCATACAGTCCGTCGGGCATGGTGATGGTATAATTACCGCCAACAGGATAAGCAGGACTGACTTGGTCGTCTGCCTCCCAGTGAAGATAATAAGTGCTGTTTTGGAGCGTGGTCGCATTGATGTTGCTCCAAGCGTAGTACATGCTAATGGATTGAATCGCAATTTCGTGATTGGGAAACGCTATAGAGTTCGGAAACGGATAGACCAATTGATTATTGCCGTTATTCAAGTTTGACACATTTTGTGTGTTGAGAACTATCGTAGCGACCATATAATATAAGTAGAATAAAAAAATAAGATTAAAACACTTTAATTTACATATGCCTACTTCCAACTGACATGGCACGAAGTCCGTAAATATCCACATTGCGTCCAATGGTCTTCATGGTCTCTACCTGAAGACGCTCACTGCGTGAAAGGACTTGAGGGGGAGTTGGGTCAGCAGTCATGGCATTGCTTTTCTTTCCTAAATAATAACAGGTTTGATTTCCACCAGCACAAAAATAAGGTTGCTTACTTTCCGACCTCATTTGCGGAATGTCGTTAGAAACGTTGGGGTGTTCTACCTTCCAGTGATTGAGCGAAGC